CGCCGTCGTCAATACCGCAACCGTCCGTTACGGTATCGCTCGGCGGAGCGTCCTGGGGATCATCTGCGGGGCCCTTGCTCTGCGCCGGCTCGGAGGCGTCGTCCTCTGATGGCTGCGAGGCTGGCGACACCGGGGCGTCCTCTGGCGGCTCCTCCTCGGTCAGCCCCTTGGGGGTCGGCTCCTTGGAGGGCGTAGAATCGCCTCCTGTGGCCTCCTGACGGGCGACCGCGGCTCGCGGGAACATCTCCTGCGGGTTCGCCCCGGCCTTCATGGCGTTGAAGGCCGACCGGAGTGTGACGAGCTGCGCGGGGACCAGCGCGTCGATGGTGTGACCGAGTCGCGCCTCGAGGTCCTGCTGGCGGACGCCGTAGTGCTCCTCGAACGCGAGGAGCATCTCGCGTACACGGTCCTTGAACGGCAACCCGTCGCCATTCTCCAGGGTGCGCTTTACCCCGTCGACCGCCTCGTCGACGAGGTCCGCGGGGAGCAGCTGCTCGATGCAGGCGCGCATCCGCCGCGCTGCGTTGTTGGCCATCAGCTCGTAGCGGTCACGCTGCTCGGTCACCTCGACGCCGCCCACCGCGCCACGCTTGTCCCGCCGGAACGGGACGACGATCTGTCGTGTCGCGTGTGTGTTGGTGTACATGTCCCACGCGTAGCACTCGACCTTCGCCTCCTTGTCGTTGCGCTCCAGCTCGCGCCACCCAGCACGGATGTGACCGTAGGCCCTGGCGACCTGCTCGATGAGGTCCACACTCGGACCCTCAATAAGTTGCTTTTTTCGATAGTAGGCGTAGAGCCCCCGCTCGGCGAGCCGCTTGCGCTTGGTCATCCGGCGGACCTCGCTCCACACCTGGACCTCGTCCCGGCCGACGCTCCGAGCGACAGAGATGGCGCCGAGAACCTCGGCGACCCCGCGGGCGGCGTTGGCGTCGAGTTGGATCCCGCCGAACGGCTGCGGCGCTGTCGGGCCCATCGCCTGCTGCGGCGCCTGGGCCAGGGTGGTTTCGTCCGTCACCGGGACGTCGTCGTAGCTATCGGCCATCGTTCCCTCCTTGCTCGTCCCTCGGAGCGAGCACCTGTGCGATGACCCGCCGCGACTGGTACGGGCAGGTCGTAAAGAAGCCGCAGTGCTGCGGCGAGCAGATCCACGACCCCGGGTCGGCCGGCGGGAAGATGCCCGCCTTGACCATCCGCGCCATCGTCCTCACGCGCGCCGCGAACGCCGCCCAGTCGTGCTCGTTCCGCTTGGTCGTCAGGAACTTGTCGCCCTGACGGTACTCCTTGGTCTTCGTGCCGACCACCACCTCGAACCGAAACCGCTCCGGCGGCCGGCCGTGCTGCGCCTCGTACAGCTTCGAGTAGACGGTCGGCTGGGCCTCCTTTTCCACGCGCCCAGCGGCCCACGCCTTGCTCGCAGTCTTCAGGTCGATGACCGTGCCGTCCGGCGTGGTGCAGTCGATGTACCCCTGGATCGCAACGCCGTCGGTATCGTCGGGCTCGATGACCAGGTGTTCCTCGACGGTCGCCGGCTGGATCAGCGGGGCGATCTCGGAGTGGTAGACGCGGGCCATCCGTACCGTGCGGTCGAGCCCCTCGCCGAGAACCTTGGCCTTCCGCGTCTGGTCCTCGCGGGTGAGGAATACTCCCCGACGGATGCGGCGATCGTACTCATCTCTCGCCGCGTCCAGCACGTCGCCGACAGGAAGATCGACCCCGGTCGTTACCTTCTGTTTGTGGTTGACCTCCGCGCCCTTGTGAACCCCGCTTCCTGTTGGCGCGGCCACACCAGGAGGCAGGCGCTCGCCGCAGGGGTAGATCCGATACCACTGGTAAGGACACCGCGAGAACGTCCCTACCTGGGACGCGCTGACCATCTCGAGCGTCATCAGCCCTCGCCGTGCTGGAGCATCAGATGGACGACGCGCTGGAGGACGCGCGCATCTTCGTACGGCAGATAGAATACCTGCATCGTACGTCGCTTCGGAGATGAGACGGGGTCGTCCGGATCCTCGGGGAAGACCTGCGCGAGCACCATGCCGGGCTCGTCAACGGCAAAGTCTTCGTTCACCTGCTGCGCGAGGTGTATCATTGCATCGTTCTGCTCGTCTGTCAGCTGGATTGGAATCGGCTTCGTCATCGCGTCGTCTCCTCTAGCTCGCGCGCCCCAGACGCGCCCACTCTTCCTCGGTCAGCGGGCGGGACAGTTCCCCGGCACATGTCCCGAGCGCAAGGGCGAACTGTCGCACAGTCTCGACCGAGAGCCTGGCATGCTGCCTCAGGGCTGCCGAGACCCGCTGTCTCGAGATCCCCATCTCCCGCGCGAGGTCCGTCTGCGTGCGCCCAGTCTCCAGAAGGGCGAGCCGGACCCGCGCCCGGATGGTGGCCGTGTCGCCAGCCGTCGCCATCACGCGTCATCTCCCCTGTAGGCATACGCGATCTTGATATCGCTTTGCGAGTGGAGCGCGCGCATGTAGTCATCGGCGAGCAGCGCCGGGTCGTCGCCGGGCCGCGCCATGCAGCACACCCCGTTGAACGAGAACCGCACACCGACGCCCATGAGCCCGGCCAGGCGAACGGCGTCTCGCGAACAGTCCCTGATGTCTGCCCCGCCGGGCGCCTCTGCCGTGATAGTCAGTATCCCCATACCCTTATCTCTCCTCTCCTGGCTCCCCGAGCGCCAGCGCCAGGGTGAGACGCGCGAACGGCTTTTCGAGGAACGTCTGTACCACGCCATCCTCGATAGCATCTGCGATGCGAGCTGTGCAGGTGCGGCCGGACATCAGGATGCGGCGAGCATCCGGGATGCTGATCTGTGCTTCCTCGAGCACATCCAGACCGGCGTATGGCTCTGGGCAGTCGCAGTCCGAGACGATGGCGTGAACCGTCGTCATCGTCGACACCTGCTCGCAATCGTCACGGAAGAAATCCTCCGCCTCGAACGCGTCGGGAAACTCCAGCACCGTGAACCCGAGCGACTCGATGACCCGCACCATGACCTTGCGGACCATGTCCTGGTCCTCGACGACGATGACGACCGGCCTCACCGCCAGCCCCCGCACTCCTGGATGTCGCACCCGCACCCGGGGCACCGCGACCCCGCGTCGTCGTCGAACACGGCCGCCCCGCAAACCGGGCACTTGCACCAGCTCGCGTCGTACTCGCTCACCCACCTCGGCGTCACGCCGACAACCTCGTAGCTTTCTTCCATGATGACCCTCCTCGTTGTTGCCCAGGTATCGGAACCTACCCCGCTCTAACGACCGTGACGCCGATCGCGCCGACGGCTACCAGTGCTCGGAGACCCCGCCAGGTGCGCACCGGTGCCACGCAAGCCGCGCCTCTCCATCGCCATACCGGCCGCCACGGGGCTATCGAACCGGATGCGCTTCCCGTCGCACAGGTTGACCGCCTCGCAGTAGTCTCCGCCTGCGTCGTACCCCATGCGGACCGTGACGACCTTCGGCGCCTCGTCGCTGCCCCACCACTCCGCGAATGTCTTGCACAGCATGTGATCCTCCTCGTTGCAACCCTGTGCGCTATTATACGCGCCCGGTATCCCGTGTCAACATTTTTCTCCAGCCGCAGCTAGAGGTGGTACTCCAAGTCATCGATGAGCGCGCGACACTCATCGGACTGTACGCGCGCCGCGCGCCGCGCCCCAACCGACCGCGAGATGTCGACGACGATGTCCGCGTCGCGACACATCTTCTTCAGCGCATCGATGATTGTCCGCAACCCGCCCGTGCTGACCACGACCTGTATCTCCTCGCTGTCCGCCATCGTATCCTGCTTCGACCTCGAGAATGCCGCCCGCGTGGATCGACTTGTTCGGGTAGGCTTTTCGGCTTCCGCAAAAGCAGCGGGCACCCCGTCTAGCGAATCACGCTCAGCTTCGTGCGATGCCTGCTCGGGTAGCGTGTGATACCGGCGGCACGCCTCGCAGAAGTCATCACCCCTATTCGGATACGGCCTGTCACAGGCGCAGTCGTAGCACGTATCAACGAAGTCCTTGTTGCCACTATCCATCGCACCCTCCTCGTGTTGCCCAGTCCGTCAGCCGCGCCGCCCCGCGTCCGATGACACGGGGCGAGACAGGGGCGGACTAGCCGAGCGCGACCAGCCCGCGCCTGTGGACGAGCGGCGCCTCCGCGTCGCCGGTGAAATAGTCGAAGTCAACCTTCGACTCGTCGAGGACCAGCGCGGTCCCGGCATCGGCCAAGTCCGCCGTGCGGACCCACACGCACCCGTCACGGTGCTCAAGTACGCGAACCCGAAGGCTCGAAGAACGGAAACCAACAAGGCCGGAAGCCAGAGCATACATGATGCTCTCCTTTCTGCCGCTCTCGCGGCTGTTTTCTGCGTCCGTGTTGTGTGTCCGTGTCATGCCTATATAATAACGCGGCCGCTGGGGTTGTCAATAGAAAAAGGTGGCCGATTACTTTTTTCTCGCCGCGCACTCCGGACACCGTTTTCGCAGGAGTCGATCAGCGGTAGTGACGTCGACGGAGGCCTTGCGATGAGCGTCCGGCAGGTACGACCAGTCGGGCTGCTCGAGCGGGCTCTGGTGGTTGTACCCGCGCGCCAGCATCTCGGCGGCCAGTGCGTCGTGACGCGCCTTGTAGGACCGCGGCTCGATCTGGTTGCCGTCGACGCGCCCGGCGATGCTGTAGTGTCGCTCCCAGTCGCGGAGGAACTTGTGCAGCTCGCCGTGCTCGCCGACGAGGTGCTGGCGGCACATCGTCTCGGGTGGGACCATCCACATGCGCATCTCGACCTCCTCGGTGTTGTGTACCCTCGGGCCCCCGTGCCGGAGTCGAACCGGCGTCCCCGGGCGGGGGCGTCCGCCTACGCGGCGACGTCGATCGTGATGACAGGCTCGGCGTCGTCACCGGGGCCGCAGATGGCCTCCAGGTTGTGCAGGCGGCGCCGGCGCCCGTGCATGACGATGACCTGGAAGCGAACGCGGTCGCTAGGCCCCTTGCCACGGCGAGAGCGCATGGTGAAGCGCATCATCGTCATGATGTCCCAGAGGCGGCCCGTGACGTCCTGCCCCATCTCCTCGTCGCGCTTCGACAGCGACACCGTCTGCTCCCACGCGTCGGCAGTCAGTGCGATCGGGTAGCGAAAGCCGGCCTCGCGCGCGAGGTCCGTGGGCATCTCGACCAGGACGCCGTCCTCGATGGCCTGCGCCCTGGAGTAGGTAGAGATGACGTCTGCGTCGGACCAGAAACCGTTTTCGTTGCCCATGCTGTCCTCCTCGTTGTGTTGCCCGTTCATGGTGCTAAGATAGCGCACCCCACGGGCGCTGTCAACACTTTTGCGCTGTTTTTTCATACCCAACAGGCACGTCTGTCTGGGCTCAGCGTCGGGTAACATGTGATAGACGAGCCCCGCGCTAACGGGGCTCGGTGGGATAGGTCGTAGCCGACCAGCGCAGCCGGAGCGCCGACAGGCGCGCCGCGATGGTCAGCGAGGTAGGGCTAGGTGAACAGACACCCGACGGTGACGGTCAGGTCTGCCGCGGTCGGGCCGCCGCCGTTGGCCTCGGTATGGATGACGGTGATCAGGTCACCCGCGACAAAGTCGTCGGCGGTGCCATCGATCGAGGCGGCAACCGCGTTGGTGCCGTCGGTGTTGTCGTGCTGCGTCGCCGCCGTGAGGGCGGATACGCCGCCGATCTGCACGTCGATGTCCACGGTCTGGCCCGCCGCGCACGCGGTGCCGAGCTTGCTGTAGACCGCGGTGATCGTCCCGGCAGCCGGCGCGATGAACGCGTTGATCGTGGTCGGGCCTCCGGCGAGCGCGCCAGCGACCTCCTCGGTGTCGACGAACGGACCCTTGCCGCCGGTGACAGCGGCCGTGTTGGTCGCGACGTCGGCGTGGTCAGACCCGTCGCCAGCGACGTGGGAGTCATTGGTGACGACGTTCGCGTGGTCGGTCCCGTTGGACGCGCGGTGTGTGTCGTTCAGCACGACGTTGGCATGGCTGGTGCCGTCTGCCGTACGGTGCGTGGTGAGTGCGGTTGCCTCGGCGGCGTCCAGGTTCTTGGTGGCAGAAACTCGAAGCATTGTGTTCTCCTTATCGTCCCGGCCCTAGACCAGGTCGCCCTCGAGGTACGCGATCATGGTGCCAGTCGCGCCACCGCCGGTGTCTCCGATTGTCACGGACACGTCGAACGTAGCGTTGCCGGCGATAGCCGGGAATACGCCGGTCAGAGCGACGCGGAACGTCTCCTCCGCGGTATCCAGGCCGGTCAATGGCGCGGCAGCCATCAGCTCGGCACCGCCCGGGGTCGTCCCGAGGGAAACCGTCACGTCGCCGTTGAGGCTGGCGCCGGCGGTACAGTGGAACACCAGGGCGCTCGGCACGAAGGCCTGCCCCGCCGTGCCGGGTAGCGTCCCGGCGTTCGCAGCCGGAGTGACCATGTCGATTCCGGCCACGGCCTCGCGCACCCTGCCGTGCGCGTTATCGGTGGTCGCGGCATGCGCGACCAGGCTGGCCTCGCTAGGACCGGTGAACCACTCGGTTCCCTCGGTCGTAACGCGCAGCGCGCCATCGTTGGTGTCGATGCTCTTTGCAGCGCCGACGTTGTCGATCTCGTCCGCGCCGTCCGGTGTCACTGCGATCGGATAGGTCGTCGCCCCGCTGCCGGCGTCGATAACCGTGATCGAGCGCCCCTTGCGTGCGGCGGTCAGTGCGGGCAGGTTGACCACAGACGGGCCAGCGATGGTTGCGGTGTCGACCAGCACGGTGTGCACACCCTCGGCGACGGTGTACGGAGTAGATGAGACAGATACGATCCCGGTCTCCTGCCCATCGCCGTCCTGCCACGCGGACTCGGACCATGTGATGAAGCTCTTGGCCAGAAAGTTCTCGCCCGTGTTTGTCTTGGTAGCGTCGTTGTCGATGACATCTGCCGTGACCAGGTAGGTGTCACCTTCGTCCGGCGATGCCGGGAAATCGGCCGCTGCGGCGATCGTCCCCACGTAGTTGAACGGGTTGGACGCCCCGGCGAGCGCCGTGGTGTTCGCGTTGACCTGTGTGATCAGCGCGTTGATGTGGGCGAGGTGGCCGCCCGTGTACTGGCCGTGCTGGGCAGACAGGCAGGTACCTGACGTCTCCAGTTCGGTGAGCAGGTCGATGGTTGCCATGTGCTTCTTCTCCTTGTGGTTGACGCGTCAACCGCCCCCGGTCTGCCCCAGCGTAGCACGCGCGCTCGCGCATGGTAACCACCCTGTGACGCGGGAGGTAACTCTCCTGCGCAGGAGAACTCTACTGCGCAGGAGCGTCTGGCGCCGCCACTTGTGGCGGTTGGCTCTGCTGAACCGGCGGTGGACCGGCCCACCCGTATGTGCCGGCAATCGTAGCCACGCCGCCTGCGAGGGCGACGCCGACGTAGAACGCGACCTTGGCTAGGGTAGTATTGTACCAGGAGACACCCTTGGCCCTGGGCTTCGTAGTCCTCTCGCTGCGGACGCGGGCCGTTTGCTCTCCCTGGTCGCGGGCCTCGTCGATACGATCGCGCTCGGATAGGCACTCTGTAACGTGGCGCCGCAGGCGGTCGTCGATGCGTTCGTCGGCCCTATCCAAGTCCTCGTGGAACGTCCGGACCTGGAGCTTCAGTTCGCTCAGCTCGTTCCCGTGCCCAGCCATCCGCCCCTCGATCTGCCCAAGGTCGCGCGAGAATGTCGATGAGAGCGTCGAGACGCGGTCCTGGACGTCGCCGATCTGCTTGTCGAACCGTGCCGAGACACCGTCGAGGCGCTCGAGGATGATCAAGGTGTCTTCGTGCACGGGTGTCCTCTCGCCCCTAGTCGCGGTGCGCCAATGCCCCGAAGCGCTGAATGTTGGCCCCTTGGTTTGACAGGATGGCGCAGACAGAGCCGGCGCAGTAGCAGATGCGCCCGAGCACGCGCGCGCCGTTGGTGGCGTTAGCGGTATGCCCGCGCCGCAGGTAGTGCCGTACGTCGTTCGTATCGCTGACCTGTACCGTCACGAGCAGGTCTGCCGCGGTCGGCCCGCCGCCGTTGGCCTCGGTATAGACGATAGTCACTACGTCGCCAGACGCAACGTAGCGAGCCGCAGCGAGCGTCCCCGTCTGCGTAGTCGTACCAGAGCCGCTGTTGTGCTGGATGGCCGCCGACAGACACGTAACGCCGTTAATGCGCACATCCACGTCTACGGTCTGGCCAGCTGCGCACCCGGTGCCTACGCTGGAAACCACCTTGGAGACCTCGCCGCGCTCTGTCGCGATAAACGAACGGATGGTCGTCGGTCCACCGATGAGCGCCCCGTCCTCGCGGGTACTGTGTGCGACGTTCTCGATGCTGTCGTCGTTGGTGCGCCAGTCTCCGTCGGCGGCATGCGCGACGAGGAAGTCTCGATTCGTCTGTCCCGTCCCCAGTACGCCCGTGTCGGCCTGCGTGCGCGTCCACACCTGGACGCCGTCTGTGGTCACGAACGCGTAGTTCGTCGCTGCGGCCCCGGTGGTCGCCCACTGGAGCAGGAACGCCTCGGACTGGTTCGGCGCACCAACGCCGTTGTATATTTCCTGGCTGTATGTGTATACGTTTCCGCCGGCATCGACGAAGTGGGTGTGGGGCCCCGAGCAGCACGCGTCGAAGATCTTGAGTGCGCCAGTTAGTTCGGTCGTCGCCGGCCCGGTCGCGGGCACGCCGACGGTCACCGGGTCTGCGGCCACGATACCAGCGACAGACCCAGCGGTGTCCCAGGTAGTGCAGAAAATGCGCGTGCCATCCGAGCACAGGCCGCCAGTGCAGGTCTGCGTTGCGAGCCCACCTGCCTCGTTGCCCACGCCGCTGGTAACGCCACCAGCGGCCTTGTCGAGGACGCGGATGGGCGTGCCATTAAAGGCCGGCCCCGGTGTGACCAGAGCGATGTAGGTGGCGTCGACGTTGCAGATACGGCAGTAGATGTAGTCCGCTGCGCCGCCGCCAGACTGGCACGCTGCGCCAGCGATGGCTGTCTTCCAGACGTAGGCACCGGTCCATGGGGATTGCTGCGTGTCGTACTTGTAGACGTTCGTGTTGGCGCCCGCGCCGCCGTCGTCGGCGAGGACGTAGACGTACCGACCGTCTGTACATACGGCGACAGGCACATCGAGCGCGTCCATCGTGATCGCAAGGCGCTGCATCGCCGACGTGCTCCACACGGTCACGCGTCCGTAATAGAGATGCTGGCTCCCCGTAGAGACAGCCCAGACGACCGGCTCGTTGAGCGCAGCATACCATCCGGCGCACAGATCGCTAAACGTCTGCCCGCCGTACGCCATGCGCGTCGCAGCCGCGTTCCACGGTAGGTTCCACGAGTTGTAGCCCGACGACCATCCGTCGCCGAACTGGAGCCCCGGGTGCTCGGCATCGATGTCCATGTTCGGCGGCAGGCTGCCGCCGTTGAGGGTCTTCGCCGTCCACGAGCCAGATACCAACTCGTTGGCCGTGAGGTTCGCCATATCTTCGATGGCCTGGTCGAGGTAGTCGGCAGTCTCGCGCAACTGGTCGGATACCGATCCGCGCGTCAGATCGGAGTTGCCGTTCAGCGTGGCGTAGGCGTCCGACCCAACCTTGTCCGCACCCCACTCACCAGATGCGCCGGCGTTGTCATCGGCCAGGTCGTCGACGATCTCGTCGATGGCGGCAGCAACATCGGTCGACGCGAGTGCCGTCGCGTCGTGCCAGGCCGTGCCGGTCGCAAAGGTGATCGCCCCTCCGGCGTGTTGGTAGGCGACGTCGCTGACGTGGAGGTCGACGATGGCGTAGAGCTGCTTCGCAAGCTCCCCCGGGTTGCCGTAGGCGTAGTCAGGTAGCGTGGTCGCTGCGGATCGCAGATTGTCCTGGCGACGTGCATATCCGATGTCCGCCGTCAGGATCGTCATCGTGTTGTCGATCTCGATGTCCGCGAGGAGGACCGCGCCGGAGATGAGCGCCGGCTTGGTGATTGGGTTAGCCAGCAGGTCTGCCGCCCCCTGGCGGACAAATAGCTCGATATCCTCGTACTGCTGTGTGTAGACCGACAGGCCGTTGTCGTCTGTGGCCGCGTCCTCGAGGCGCCGCGTAAACCGTGCGAACAGCGAGACGTACCTGTGGTTGCCGGCTCCGGGGTCCGTCTGGACTCCGTATTCGTCGACAGAGCAGTCGACGTTCGTCGCACCCGCCAGTGACAGGCGGAGCCCGTCGACGTCCTCGTGCGCCACGCCGGCGGACACGTCGACGGTATCGTCGCCTGCTCCGTGCTGCGTGACCGCCATCCCCGAGTTGATCCCATCCAGCGCGAGATCCAGGATGATGCGGCCGTCGGCCGTCTCGGCGCGCTCGAACTCAGTATCGAGGTCGGCCTCGCTGACGTACTCCCCGAAATACCAGTTGCGTCGGTCCATCGTCGTCTCCTACGGGCCCAGCACCGTCGTGGTGCCGAGCTTGCTCCATCCCAGGTGCCAGCCGTCCGGGTGGACCGTAACGGCCGCAGGCGGACGGATAGAAATCAGATGGGTATGGGCGGGTTTCAGTTCCTCGGCGATTTGGCGGACCAAGCGCTCCTCCTCTGTGGTCAGGGTAGCACTCGTCTCCAGATCGAAGCAATAACGGGCGCGAGACGCCGACGGCCCCAACTTGCACCCGCCGATGGCAACGGAGGGCTCTGTCCCGAAGTCGAGAACGGCATTCGCGGTGCCCCCGGTGACCTCGATGCGCCCGTCCGGCCCGGGCGTCGTAGAGAATACGCCGGCCCGCGGCGTATCGGCTCCCGCCTGGGCGGCGCCGGGCCAGGTCATGATGCCAACGAGGGTCCCGCCGGTCACCTGGATCGTCGCGGTCGCACCGGTCAGGTCGGTCGCGATTGTTATACTGCCACCGGACGCCGACGCCGAAGCGCCGACGAGGTGGTCGTTCAGCCAGTCGGCGATTTCGTCAGCAGTAACCGAGCCGGACGCCGCGTAGTCGGACGCCGACAGGGTCAACGTCTGAGCCGCCGCGCCGTTGACAGACAGCTGGAGGTCGTCTCCCGCCGTCGCCGCGAACGGCTCGGTCCCTGTGCACGTCACCTCGGCCGGCACGCCGCCGCGATGGACGTAACCCTCGGCGTCCGTCAGATCGGCAGTAAGACGCGCGGCCACCTCCTCCGCCGTCCCCGCGGTGGGCGACAAGAAGTCCGACGGCTGGAATGTGACCGTCTGGGCGCCGCCTCCGTCGACCTCCACGGTGAGCGTCAGCGGGGCCCCGGTGAAGTCGTAGGTCTCCGCGCTGCCCGCCGTCAGGTAGGCCACCTGCCCGGTGCCCAGCGCGTCGTATCCCAGCTGCCACTGGTCGGACAGGTAGTCGACGACGGACACGGTGATGCCGGTCAGCAGGAAGACGGCCGACTCGATGCCCTCGGCCGTCCCGCGCAGGCGATAGATGGGGACGAGCAGCGTCGTCAGTAGCCGCTGTTGCGCAGCTGTCAGGTCGTACTCGTCGACGTCCCACGGGTTGCCCAAGTCCCACAGCATCAGGGCGATCTGTTCGTCAGTCGCCGTGTCCGGATCGACCTGGTCGAGTGAGTGGTCGATGTCGTACAGTAGCAGGTCGGTCGTTTCCTGGAATACGTTGATGATGCGCCGCAGATCCTGCGTGGTGTCCGCCGCCTGTAGCACCTCGGGGAGCATCTCGTACAGATCCCAGCGCCGGGTCGCAGGCGTATCCGGAGCGTATCCAGAAAAGACCGCCTCGGCCGGGCGGATGAGTAGGTTGCCAGACGCATCGGTCACGACGGAGTCGTCGCAGATAACGCGATACGGGCAGTTCGGCGTCATCTCCCAGTTGACCGTGAGATCGTAGTCCCAGTACCCGTGCCCGTACGGGTGGTGCCCGTATGGCAGGTGGCCGTATCCCGACCCCGTATCGGCGAGCGCCACGGACTCGACAGTCAGCGAGACACCGACGTCCGGATCTACGTTCTCGGTCTGGATCGTGTAGTTGCCGGGGTCGAGGGCAGTGGCCCCCATCTCGTCGTCAAACCGGACACGGACCGTCATCTGGCCGACCGCCTCCGCCGATAGCAGAGACGGGCGCTCGACGTCTACCACGCGGAACGAGTAGACCTCGATGAGGGCGTTTGCGTTGACGACCACTGTGATCTTGACTGTCGCCCGGGACGCGAAGTCGGTCCCGTGCGCAGCCGTCAGATCGAAAAAGGCGTAGGGGTCCGCGCCGCCGTGTGACGCCGTGCTCGAGCCCGGCTGGTTCCAGTCCCCAGTGAACGCCCCGCCCACGTAGACGGGCACCGGTCCCGCGCCCACGTCGGCGTAGACAACCACGCTGTGAGCCCAGCCCACCGCCGGGTTGCCGTCGAGATCGACGACGCGCAGGGACACCGGGGCATCGACAGCAATGTCGTCCTCGTCGGGCTCCGGGGTGCGGAGGATGACGGCAAACTGTCCCGTGACCGCGACGGTCGCGGCGTCGTCGACCAAGAGGGTAGCCAGGAGCTGGTCGACCGTAATCGCCATGGGCTAGTACTCCGTCCGCAGGCGCCGCGCATACCGGACCCACAGCCCGGTGACGCCGACGTCCTGTACGTAGTCGTCGTCTGCGTGCGTCGGATCGCGCCGCAGGTAGAGGTTGGCAAGGTGCCCCTCGGCGACGCTCGCCCAGGTCATGTTCGTCCACGGCGTGACGACGCGGTCGTGCTGCGAGTTCCCGCTCAGGTCCGAGATGCTCACGCCAGACCACGTCGGCGCACCCTGGTTCAGGCTATCTCCGTCTGCGTACGAGCGGATGGCCGCATCGAAGTGTATCCCCTCCGTCGCCGCCGGGGCCACCGCCTCGGTGATAACGAAATCGACAGCGAACTGAAGACCGATGGGAGCGTACCCGAACCACCCGAGCGGAACACCCCACTGGTACACGACGTCCTCGATGGCCGCGCTGTCGAACTTCCGCGCTGTCACCTGACCCCAGCTGATGGTATGGAGTGCCGCTGCGGCGGGCGCCGCAGTGAGCCCGTCCATGGCCCCATCGATCGGAAGGAAGTGCGACTCCATGGCAAACGGGAGCGGCTGTCCGCGCAGATAGACGTGGTATCCGATGCGCATCCCTATCACGATGTCGTTGACCGTCGGAACGTTGCTCCCAGCCGACATGGTAAGAGTCTGGTCCCCCACCGGTCGTGTGGGAACGGTGATGTACAGAAACTCACCATCGGCGCAAGCAACCGTGTTGGCCGAGACGACAACGCGAGACCCGGCGAGCGGGAAGTAGATATGCAGGTCCGCCGTCCACGTGACGTTCCCGCCGGTAGCCGTCACAGACCCGCCGCCGGTGACGTGGATCATCCCGTCCTCGCGTGTCGCACCGAGCCAGTTGTCAATCGCTAGCCATGTCGACTGCGCGGTCGTCCAGTACGGGTCCTGGTTCTCTGCGGGGTAGGTGATGGACAGGAGTGGGGTGCTCGGCATCGGAGTCTCCTAGTACGCCTCGAGGTAGAGGCGGAACGCGACATCGTGCGGGCCGACAACAGGCCCCCACCCGTCGCCGATGTCCGCGTTGCGGACCGGTACGCGGAAGTCGTCCATCGCCCGGGCCTCGGCGGGCGCGATTGTGCGCTCGGCCAGAACTGTAGAGTCAACGAGGATCTGCTGGCGCCACCGGTAGTTGTAGGTCGTGACAGTCCCCGTGCACGCCTGATACGCCGCGAGGACCGTCGGCGCCGCGTGTGCCGTGTTGCTGACGCGTAGCTGGTCGATGTCGCCAGTCAGGTCGGGGTCTGCCACCTGGACCACCGTCCCCACGGACGGCGCCGGCACACTCGCGGGAGGGGCGACCAGAGGATTCCCAACGGCAACACCATCCACGTAGTACACGAGGCGGTTCACCCCGGCGAGGGCTCCGTCGTAGACGAACGCGTAGTGGTGCCATCCTGGGTTTGCCAAGATGACGCCTGCCGGCACGAGGCAGATCGTCGCCCCCGGGAACTCGACCGTTGGCCGCCACTGGTGGCTGCCGACCACGCCGTCCCAGTAGATCTTGAACCCGTTCGCGCCGGATAGGCAGTCAAAAACGACCGGGTCCGACGTGCTGAGCACCTGGGAGTCACAGTCGAAATTCTGCCACCACTCGACAGTCCATGCCGTCAGGGGGTCGGGGTTGAATGCTTGCGGGTCGTTGGCGCCGCGCAGGTACCCGGTCGTGCTGCCCACGGGTATCGTCCGGCACGGCCCCTGCGCAGGGCTGTACGTCTCCGAGCCGACTTCGACGTCGCCGATCGGAACGAGGTCGAGCGCGGTGGAGACCCAGTTGGTCGCGCCGGCGTAGGTGGCACGGTCCATGGGGTAGAACAGGAGCGTGTCGCTCTCGACCTCCATGCGCGCCGGTGTGCTCGCCGTGCCCATGGACACCCCAGCGGATGTCATCGTAGCTGTGACGATATCGACGTCCGTCAGGTCGACGCGCTGCGTTACCTCGGCGTAGTCCCCGTCAGACAGGGCGAGAACCTCGTCGTCGTCGAGCGCACCCAGGACGTACTCGTACCCAAACCCAGACGCGACGCGCCCGGCCCGGCACCCGAGGTCCTGGAGGATGCGATCCGGCATAGCCTACGCGTAGCTCGCGCGGATCGCGTCGAACGCGGCCCCGGCGTTGAGCGCCTCGGACAGAGCGAACCCGAAGCCCCAGTAACCTCCGAGGAGCGGCGCGCTCCCGGTCTCGATCTGGAGGCGGTCGTCGATGACGTCTGACAACCCAGGGATAGCCGCCCACGATGGCGACCCCACGGCGTTCGCCGACAGGTCGGACGCGAACGCCTGTAGCAAAACGTCGCCGTTGGGTTGGACGATGACGTCGAGCCGCACGTGGTGCCAGTCGTCGTCGGCAATCGCGTACTGCGCCGTCGACTGCCCAAGGATGCTCGTCGACCCGGCAGACAGCGTCGTATTGAGCGTTGCCTTGGCCAAGACGATACGATATGGGCTCTCGTCGGACAGGGCGATCATGTACGCCGCGTTGGTCGCCGCCGGCGGCGACCCCTGCGCACACCCGAATAGGTACGGCGTGAACCCAGTGTAGGATGCGAGCGGCAGGCGCTTGATTGCACCGGAGATGCTCCCACCACCGTCGGGGTTGGCCGGCCCAGTCCCGGTTGGCTTGAAGTTGGTATCGTCCACAAACTTCGCGTGCGCACCTGATACCGTCCCGTCGAGGCTATTGTACCCGTAGACAAACGACCCTCCGCCGTTAGGCGGGGTCAGCGCACCGGTTACGCCGAACGCCAGGTCCGCGCTCGTCAGGATGCTGCTTACGTCTCCCCAGTCAGTATCCGCCATCAGTCCCTCCTATGGGTACAACTCGCTCGGCCACCGCGTGTCGACGAAGTCTTCGAAGGGTCCACCGAACCCGCCGCCCCACGCGAAGTCTGTCAGGTCTCCTGGCCCGTACGCGGACTTCCACGCCGCGCCGAACCAAATGTCGATGTAAAACCGCTCGTAATAGATACCAGCCGTCGCGGCCGAATCGAAAAGCATCCCCGCGCCGCTGCCCTCGAATACCTCGATCGTCGCCGCGAGAGGGTCCGTGTCGCTCGAGAAGACAACCCCCGTCCACAGGTCAATCAACAGCCGGTCGTCCGCCGTCCATCCCGCAGGAATCGGAGGCGCAGCGTCGCCCGGGTAGACGACTTCGTTCATCTCGGCACGCGTGCCAAGGTTGTAGAACCCGGCATGAAAACGCAGGTCTTTGCGGTAGTAGTCGTTGTCGACATCGAGAAACACAGCCGCGTTGACGACGCCGCTGGTGTCCGTAACTCCGTCCCAGCCGAACGACATACGCACGTCGGTTCCCTCGGCGTCCAGGTCGAACGCCCACGGCGCAGCCGACCCTCCGAGGGCAGCCGCGAGCACCGCGTTCAGGTGTGCCTCGAGTGCTGCATGCCCGTACGTGCCCGGGGTGAGGACCAACTCGATGACCTGGAGTGACACCCCAGACGCCACGAGCAGTCGCAGTCTCTTGTTGTTGTCCCCGATCTCGTACGTAAACGACCCAGGGGCCGTCGACGGGTCGATATAGTCGCCACGGACTACGCCGTTCAGCTGGCGTGGGGCGCGGAACGCCGCGCCCCACGTGGTCCAGCCCTCGTCGAACCCCTCTGCGTCAAGCGCCAGTTCCGACGCCGGATACTGCTTCCACCACGCGCCGTGCCACAGCGTGGGTGGGGTCGTCGCGCTCGGGTCGGTTACCGTCGGCGAGTCGAGCCAGTTTGCGCCGTTCCACGCCTCGAATCCCTCGAGGACGCTCGCGTAGCTTGGAGACGACGAGGTGAACTGGTACGACGTCGGCGAGGACAGCGCCGCGAGGTATAGATGGACGTCGTCCCAACCGGCCTTGAACTGTTCGACGCCGGACGCTTCATTCGCGATCAGGTGCCCGGACCCGCTGTCGTCGAACCCAAGAGACCACATCTCTGGGTCGTTGAACAAGGCCGCCCCCCCCTGTCCTGAGAACGCCGACGTCTTCCACGGGCCCGGTTCCCCAAGACGGTGCACGGACGATATCGCCACGTCGTCAAACTGGACGTGCTGGTTGGCCGCCGCCCCGGCCTCGACGCCAAACAAGAGTTGCCCGGCCGCCGCGACGAACGTCACGTCGAAAGCCTCCCACTCTGTCGACGCCGCCGTCCCCTGGTAGATTGTCGTCACGCCGTCGACCACCTCGGCGGCGAGGCCGTCCAGCCCGCGCGCCCACCCGGTGATCCGGTACACGCGCCCGCCTGCCATCTGCGGGAACGGCAAGCGCACGGCAAGCGCTCCCGCACCGGCCGTCTTTGTGAGGTCGAGTACCGTCGACCCTCCGCCGCCCGTCCTCGCGCCCGCAACGAGCGTCGCGGTCAATCCTGCCGGGACGACGAGGTGCGCGAGCACACCCGCCTCGAACCCGCCGTCATCCCCTTCGACTGCCGTCGTCGAAAACAAGAGCGTCGCGTTTGCCGTCCCGCCGGTCACCTGGATCGACCCCGTCGGGCCAGCGGTTGCGGTCCACACTATCGGGACGGATCCGCTCGTCGAGTACCCTCCGGAGAGTTGTCCATTGATCGCGTGCATTACTTCGGCGGCGGTCGTCTCCCCGCCGGCGAACGTGACCGTCTGCGCTGTCCCACCGTCGACCGATATCGTTAACGTCGTCCCGGCGCCGAGGGGTGCAACCGGGTACACTGCCGCGCTCGCGACGTACCCCGTCAGCGTGTCGCCCCCGTCGACCGCCGCCCCTCGGTCCTCGAACCCGGGATTCGTGACCGTCATCAGGACACCGCCGCCCCCGTCTCGTCGCGGAGCGTAACCGACCCGAGGGCCGGGAATCTATGCAGGGAAAGGAGTACGTCGTCTGATTGGCTGTTGAGCTTCAACCCGTCGTCACCCGGCGCCAGCTTGCGGAAGCACGCAAGGTCGCGAACGATGTTGTAGACGTCGCTCCATGCCAGCTCGCCAGCCGGGTCTCCGTCCTCGTCCTTGTAGTTGTACCCGAAGTCTACGTATGGGTTCGCCTCGCCCAGCGTCAGCTGGACGCCCTCGACGGTCCGTGTCCGGCTGACGATCGGCTCGAACAGCTCGGAGAGGGCCTGGTCGACGAGCGTCTGGGCCGTCGCCCAGGTGTACCCCTGCGCCAGTGCACCGCGAACCTCGACGTCGACCGTCTGATAAACCGCAGTGAGTACGTCGTACTGGAACGTAATGGTCGGCGGGTAGTTGACGTCGATCTCGTTCATGACCGCAGCGAGCAGCGCCGACGACGCGGTCCCTCCGTTGGTCGGAACGATGTACAGGCGACCGCGGTTCTCGTCGATGTCTGTAGTATCGTCGCTCGTCAGCATGAGCGCGCGGCCGACGCCAGAGACCTGGAGTGCACGCGTCTCGTAGTCCGAGCGGCTGACCGTTCTCGACAGGGCCGTGATGTACGACCGCGCGCGGTCCCGCGCGGCGTTGACCGTCTCGCGTGCCTCGCCGCCGGACGCACCGGATGCATTGGTGGCCGTCAGCGTCACGGCAGTACCGAGGCTCCCGACGAACGTCCCCTCGATTTCCACGAGAGCACCAGCATCAACGTTGCCCGAGACACCTCCGCCGGTCTTATACGCGACAGCGATAGACCCGTCCCACAGTGCGCCGAGCGACCCGTCGCCGCAGCGCGCCCATGCGTGGTCGTTCTGGTCGACGCGAATCGTGAAATGCAGATCAGTCGGGTCCGAGGATAGGTGGTTGTCGACCTCCGACCACGTCCCAGCAGCCGTGGTAATGCCGATGGACCCGTCTAGATACGGCGCGTACCCGAGATACAGTTCCTGGTTCGGCTGTCCGTTGGCGGCGAAGGTTTCCGACCTCGTCTCGGAGTGCTCCCAGGCGACGTCGCCAGAGGATGCCACCCCATCCGAGAGATCGAGCGCGGCCTGCGTCTCGCCGCGTACCGGGCTGTTGACCGCCGATGTCTTCACCACCGTGCCAGCCGCGATCGATAGCGTCTCTCCTGGTGCCAGCGCGGACCTCGACAGCGTTACATCGCAGGTCGCCGCCGACGCACCCTGGAGTTCGAATCCGTACACCTTCCCGAGCGAAATCATGGCCTTGCGCGTTCTGGCGGACCCCCATCGGGTCTCGCGGGCCATGGCGTCGAGGTAGTAGTGGAACGTGTCGCCGACGTGCGCGAACAACTCGCGTAGGATGTTGCCCGGGTTGCCGTTGGCGTCCACGGGGTAGGTCGGGAAGACCGAGAGCCACAGCGACCGTAGACGCGCCTTCAGCGTGTCGTAGTCGCGGGCAGTATAGTCGTTCGGCTGGGGCAGGCTCACCCTACACCTCCGTTACGGTGCTCCGCCCCTCGCCCCGAGTGTATCCCAGGGGGGCGTACGTTGTCACGATGCGGAGCTTGTCGGCAATCTGTTCTGCGGTCGCACCGAGTGGGCGAACGCGTGGTTCGTCGCGAGACAGAACGTCGACGACCCGTTCCCGCGTGATGGCGTTGCGGACGTCGCCTCTGTACTTCCGGTGTAGGAGGCGCATATCCTTGGTCCCGCGCCGCATGTCCCAGCGCAGCTCGCCCTGCTGGATACCGATGAGCAGCGCCACGTCGGCGTCGAGTAGATCGAACCCGCTGGCCTCGGCGAGCCCACCCTTGCCGTCAGTCTGTACGGGCCACGTGAGCCCCTCTCCTATTTGGTCCTTCAGCATCGCTGTTCTCCGAGGGCGAGAGTGATGGCCAGCTGCGGGTCAGGAATGAGCGCCGCCAGCTGACGGAGGAACGCGGCAAGCGCGAGAAGGAACTCGATCAGCGGCTCGAGTACGTCCGGGTCAATCGCGTCCGAGAAGCACGGCACCTCTGGCCCACCAAAGAGGCCGATGAGGATATTGATCAGCAGGATGATGCGGCCGATCCCCTGGAGCGCAGCCGCCATCGAGTCCCCGGCGGTGGCGAGGTTGTCCTGCCGGCACTGGAGGAACCCCGACAACTCCACATCCCCGAGGTCCGCTGCGCGGTCGATGGCGTCGAGCGCTCGCTGGAATTCCGTCTGGAGGTACTGGAAGTCGGCCGCGATTCCCTCGAGCAGCTGCGCGACCGCAATGATCAATGCTTTAACTAATTTCGGGAGCGACAGCTGCGGAATTAGGTTAAGGAGTTGGTTTATCTTATCCACCAGCTCCGGGATGCAATCGAAGATTGCCCCGGGGTCGAGCGACGCGATGGCGTCCGGGACCGCCGTGGCGCACTTGAACAGCGCCAGGACGGTATCCAGCTGGGTGAAGAACGGCTGTAGCGGGGCCAGCGCCGGGCCGAGTTGCGAAAACAGCTGTAGCGGGATGTCGGCCGCACTCGGAATCTTGCCGATCTCGGTGTAGACGTTCGATAGGCAGAAGCCGCCTGGGAAGCAGAGATCGATGTTGTCCGGGATGGCCGGCATGTACTGGCAAACGATACTGGCGGGATCCCACACCATCAGATCACCTTGCTTGTCGGGAAGACGGGGCGATTATCGATCGTCGTCCCGGACCCGCCGGCGACCTGGACGACGCCGTCGCTCTCGAGCGCCAGGCCGGTGACGCCGTGGAGACGAACGGAACAGCCTCCTGTATCCCCGTCTGTGATGATGAACGTCAACTCGGCAACGGTCTGCTCGCTGCTGCCGATCTGCTTGACGACCTGGAAACTCGCGTACTGCTGACCCTCGCGGCGGTCGCGGATGAATCTGAAATTCATGTCGCCGTCGACCATCACGTCGGCGTGCTCGCGCTCCGGGTAGGCCTCGGACTGGTCGGCGTGGTCGTACTCCCACCTCGGCTGGTCCGGATCGCCGTCGACGAACTGGATCAGCACCTTCGCGCCGACGGGCGGCGACTCCTGGCGCCCGCCGCGGTCGCGTCCGCTTCCGCGTGGATAGCACCACGCCATCTCGTCGGACAGACCAGGGATGCGTACCTTGCACCGCCCCAGGATGACTCCGTCACGCGTATTCGGCGCGCCGTCATCCCCCTCGCGCAGGACGACCTCGCCGGAGTACAGACCCCAGATCCTGTCTCCGCGCTCGCGGGCACAGCGAATGCCCTCTGGGTTGTGGACGTCGCTGGTCATATGACTACGTTCCCCTCCAGGTTGCCAGCAGCCGCCTCAAACGCCGCCTGCTCCTCGGCGGTCATCTGCGCCCGCTCCTCGGCGGTCAGCGTGCGCTGGCCTCCCTTGTTCCCAGAGCTGTCGACGTACTCGTACCCGGCGCGCCACTGTCCATTCTCGCGGAGCCAGATACGCCTCTGCTTCAGGTTCGGGTCGTCCGGGTCGAACGTGCCCGGCTCGGCAGCCGCAGTATTCGGACGCCGCCGGACCGGCTTCGCACTGGCCGTGTAGAGCTTGCCCAGCGCGTCTCTGAGGTAGCGACCCTGCTGTCGGTACCCGGGGCCGATGTCGGTGACGACCTCCTCGAGCCACCACGTGCCCGAGTGGGCGTCGGCGAGGTTGACCCACTCGTGTACCTGGCGCGGGCGAATGGTCGGGTCTCCCTGGAGCGGGACCTCCATCGTGTAGCGCCCGAGGGTCCGCTTGCGGTAGATAGACCGGGCCCGGGCGACGCGCTCGTCCTCTGTCGCTACGCCGATGTTGCGCTCGATCGTCTTCGTGACGCGCTTCTCGCGCTTGCTGGAGAGATCGTCTGGGTCACCGACCTCCTCTACCATCCCGAGCGCCACCTCGTCGGTCGCCTCGTTCGGACCGTACTCTGCGCCGAGGAGCTTGTTCTGGTCCGGATCGCGCGACCACACGGTCACCTTGACGAGGTCACGCGACGTGTCGGTCTGGATGTCCGGTCGCCCCGTGACTGCGCCGAACAACGGATCGGTCCCGTATTCCATCCGATGGGACGGGATAGCGGCGAGATCGCGGTCTCGGAAATGGAACCCGTCGGCGTCCATCCAGATGATGTAGCCGTTGCGGTCGGCCAGCTTGTACAGGAATCGCGCGTCGCTGGTCCTCTGTGAGACGGACTCGCGGGAGCCCTTTGTCGGGTCGATGTCGAGGCCGCCGGTGTACCCTCGACGATCAAGCACGTCGCGCACGATAAAGTCATCCGTTTTATTGTGCCACACCCGCTTTACCGGGTCGTCGTCGAGGTCGCCCAGCTCGCCGAACATGACGACCTCGAGCGGGTTATCCCCGCGTGCCTTGCGGACCGTCACACGGTGAGGGACAGACATCTGCCACTCGTACCCGTGCGCGACCTCGAAGGCCTGGCCGACGCGAAACAGCGGGTCGTCGTGGAGCTTCATGTCCTGGTTGTTCAGCCGCAGGACACACTTGTCTACGCCGTGCGCACGCTCGGTGTACTGCATCCCGAGGAATCGGTCGCGGAGGAGTTCCTCAATCGCCGTCCCGGTGGACGGGACGTCCCCTGCGTCGGCGTCGACGAGGGTCATCCAGACGTAGGCCGCCGTCACGCCTCACGCCTCCGTTCCTCCCCCCGGATGAGGAGCGCCTTCGTCCTGCGGCTCGGGGTGACGATCTCTGTCCCCGCCTCGATGGCGAGAGTCGGGTCGATGACCGGCTCGCGGTCGTCAGATGGCTGGAAGTCGAGGATTGCCCACCACTCGTTGCAGGCTAGCTCCTCCGGGTGGTACGCGCGGTCGGCCAGCGCCGGCCAGTGGTCGTCACCCCGGGCAATAACAGACGCGTTGTCGTTCAGGGCACGGAACAGGTACGGCTCGCGCTCGGTGAGGTACGGAATGCCGTCGTCGTCGTAGAGGACGTAGCAGTACCGGTAGCGGCTTGTGCGCTGGAGTTCGGCTACCATCTGAAGTACCCCACCTGGCGAAGCTGGTTGTAGGTCATGCGGACCGGCGGTGCCTCGCGGAATCGGAGGCCACACATGAACCGCCGCAGCCCGCCGATGAGGTCGATGTCGTCATGGTCTGGCTGCGTGAAATTGGTCGCGATGAGGCAGGCCTTCAGCGAAAGACGGCCTGGAAGATCGAGGTGCAACTCAGGCGGCGCACCGCCGAGGAGGCCATCCGGGTACTCCGGCGTCGCAAGGTGGGCGCGGACGAACCGTCGGAACTCCTCCATCTGTTCGATCGCCTGGTCGCGGCCCCATCCGTGTAGGTACTGGAGTACGCCGCGGCGGTACTCGATGTCGAACGACACGCGCTCAGACGCGGTCCCCGAGTACGTGGACACCTCGTGCGAGTGGCCGAAGGGCAACTCGTCCACGTCGCGCCGCTCCGCGCTGTAGGCGATGTTCTTCGGCTCGGTGTGGAACAGCAGTTGCTCGCCGTCCTCGAGCGACGTGAGAGATCCGCGGTACGTTGCGCGGTTCCCAGAAAGGTCTGCGTGCTCAACCATCGTCTACGGCCCCTGCACGGACTGGCCGAGTTCTCCGGCCAGGTCTGAATCGAGTTCGTCGACCACCGCTCTGGACTGCCCGCGCTGGACCGAGTTCCAGTCGATATTGTTTAGGATTTCGATCTTCTGCTTCGATGCGGTCGCCCGCTCCATCCTGTCGATGGCCCGCCCGAACTCACCGAGCAGGCTATCCATCCGCTGACGAATCGCTTCTTGGCCAGTCATGCCCGCATCAATTGCCCTCGTGATTTCGGGCGACATGTGCGGCATCTCGTCCAGCCGGTGCTGTTCGGCGGTGATCTCGTACGCTTGCTGAGCGAGCGCGGTGCGTTGCGCCTGTGTAAGCTGGGCGCCCTCAAGCCTACCAGCGAGAGTGCGCGAGACACCCTCTGCCGCGCCGCCATACGCCTCGCCTACGCCAATGAGCCCGCCTGCCTCCCCAGCCTGGATGCGGGCGACATCGCTCCGTCGCACACGACGCTGAACGAGGAAGCGCCCGACGACCTCGACGCCGTGCGCGATCGCTGCGATGGCGTCGGCGATGGTGACGATCGACTCAGCGAACGCCTTGATGTTGTCCGGATGGAATGCCCTGGCGAATGCCCCTGCGAGGGGGAGAAGCGCGTCCGTGACCTTCAGAATGGCCTCTGAGATGCGAATGATCGTGTCTCCCACTCCGCGTCCAGCGTTGGTCCAGCCGTCTGCGCCCTCTGTCGCATCGCGGGCACCGGATGACCAGCGGCCGAAGACCCTGTCGAACGTTCGCCTCAGGTTGGCCAGCGGCCGGTCGAGACGGTGGAGTCCGGCCTCGAACTGGCCGACCATCCCGCTCCAGAAACGCTTGAGGTTGTCGATGGTCTCGGCGGCGCGGGTCAGGAATCTCCCGAGCCCCTGCCGGTTGGCCTTCTCGAGTTCTGCCGACACCTCTCCCGATAGCGCCCCGCTGCTGAACAGGTCGAGCACGCCCTTGAAGCCGAACTTCACCTGGGCAAAGAACTCCTTCCAGCTGCTCGCCGCCTGTCCGTTCCCCCGCTGGATGGCCCGCACGACCCCGTAAACGCCCACGCCGATACCTGCGAATACGGCCGTCAGCGGCGCGGCGATGAGCAGTACCTTGGCGATCTGCCACCCAACGGTGCGGAGGCGGATGCCGAACATGCCCAGCGCGGCGTTCATGAAGACGATAGACCCCGTCAGCGCGATCGCCCCGGTGCTCAGCATCCCCATGCCAGAGACGATGCGCTTCAGCGGCATGGGGACCGCATCGAGGATGCGGATCAGCGCGTTTCCCGACGAGGTGAGGGCGCTGACGACCGGCGCCAGCGTGGCGGCGATCCCCTCGCCGATCTTGACGGACAGGGTTTCGCGTGTTCCCTCGAGCAGGATGCGCTGCCCCTTCGCTGTCGCGAGTAGCTGGTTCTTGAACTCCTCGGCAGTGCCCTCGGCATCATCAAGCTCGTTGCGGAGGTGTGCGATCGCCTCGGCCCCCTTCAGGGTGACCTCTCGCCCGTCGCGCATGACGGTGGACTGCGCCTTCGAGATGGCGTTGAATGCGATCAGGCCGCGCGCCCCGAACCCCCGGGCGACGACGGCGTTCCTCTCCTTGTCCGTCAGGTTATCTGTAGCGACGGCGAGGTCCTGCGTGATGTCGACGAACGACCGCATCTGCCCCTGGTCGTCGAAGATCTCGACGTACTTGCCGACAGCCTCCTGCGCGCGCTTGTCAGCTCCGAGGCGACGGATGGCCTCGCGGACAGCTGTCGCGGACACGGATGCGTCGATATTCCTGTTGCGCAGGAGACCCATCGTCACGAGCACGTCGTCCATCGACTGGTCGAACGTCGCCCCCGCAGCCGCCGCCTTGGATAGTCCAACGGAGAAGTCGCGCGCCTGGAAATTTGTCAGCTGCGTGATCCGCAGGAGTTTGTCTGTGACCCCGGCGGCCTTGTCGGTGCCCAGCTGATAGGCGTTGAGAGTACCGACGACGGCGTTGGCCGCCTCTCCCACGCCCAGCTGGCCCATCGACCCGGCCGCGAGGTTGAGGACGGGGATGAGGGTCGACGTCGCCTGACGGGCGTTCTGCCCCGCCGTGGCGAGATTCTGAAGCCCCTCCACCGCCTGCTGCGGGGAAAACTGCGTTTCGATGCCCGCCTTGGTCGCCGCCTGGGTCAGGAGGCGCATCTCGCCGGTCGTGGCCTTCGTGATCGCGCCGACAGACGCCAGGCCGTACTCGAACTCGGCCGCAGACTCCGTCGCCGCACCGAACGCGCGAACCACGCCTCTCCCGATCCGGAGCATCCCGGCCCCGATGTCGCGCGCCAGGAAGTAGCGCGACATCTTGTTCATGGAGGTCTGTATCCCGGCGTTCGCCAGGCGCACGTTCGCCCCCATCTTCGTCGCCGACGCGCCGACGCGGCGGAATGCCCCGCTCGCCAGGTCGCGGCCGATGATGTCGATGTAGGTGCGGAGGGAGGTCATTGGTTAGCCAGCTTCTCCAGGGCCTTCGACTCGCGCTTGGCGAGCGAGACCATCCTGCGGTAGAGCTTGACGGCCTCGTTCGGCGTCAGCGTGAGCGTCTCTGCCCACCCGATGTTCCAGGACGTCAGCTCCGGAGACCGCTGGACCGCGCGACACCTGAAGTCCCAGCGCGCGCGGCGAGACAGGACGACGGCAGTTGGGTCCGCCTTGACCAGGACGACCTCCCCCGCCGGCTCCTCGCCTAGCCATCTTCGCCTGAGCCACCCGAGTTCGCTGATTCTCTGGCAGCCAGGATTTCCGCCTTGCGCTTCTCTCGCCGCCCCTTGGGGGCCTTCGGAATGCGCATGAGTAGCAGCACAGTAAAAGGGATGACACCGGTGAGCGTCCGCCCGCCGTCGGTGGTGATGTCGACGGCCTGATCGATCCCGCCTCCGACGGCGTCGTTCATCGCGGTCTCGAGTTCCGTTGCCTCCGCCCAGGTGAGCTTGCGTATCCACGACCGAACGTCCATCCTGTCAACGCCCTCGACGGCAATGATGCGCCGGTACAGCTGGTCGTGTCGGACGCGCGCCTTGTCCTCTGCGGTGGCCTTACTGTCGTCTAGGGCGCCCGCCCCTCGCTCGTTGGCAGCCCAGTCCTCGACGGTCATATGGCGGAACTGGACGAGCCGGTCGCCGAGCTTCGCCTCGAACGGCGTCCCGCCACGGATACGCTCCGCAGCGCCGTCCTCGAGCGGGTAGTCGATGATGTCGCCGCCGTCGGACATCATGCGGATATCGATGTCCCATTCGATGGGAGGATCGGTGGGCCGAGAGGGGTCGACGGCGTCCACGGCGAGCATCGCCCCGTCCGGGTCGTTGAGGCGCCGGAACGCGAGGGCCGCAGCGCGCAGGTCACCAGGTAGCACCTTGTTCCAGTCCACCCGATCCTCGAACGGATACGGCCCCGGATCGAGGACGCGCTCGGTCGCGGCGCCGATGAGGCCGACGGCGACCTCGGGGAACGTCCGCTCGTCGGACCCGTCGAAGACGACAGCGTCGTCGGCTAGCGTGAGGGGCCGCAGGTCAACCCGCAGCCCGGAGGGAAGGGATACTTCCGTCATCTGTGCCCCCTATCTGGGTTGTGGCCCGAGCTACTAGACGCTCAGGCGTTCGAAGTCGGACCGCTTGATGGTCACCGTCTCCATCCGCGGGCCGTCGGCGTCGACGTCGAACGGGTCGACCTCGTAGTCGAAGACGAAGCAGTCGTAATTCCGGAAGCGCTCGAGGTCGGAGTGGTCGTGGTTCATCTGAACGCAGTCGATGGTGATGCGCAACTCGTCGATGTTCTCGCCGCGTCCGGTGCGCGCGTCGAGGGTCCGCTTGTACAGGTTCTCCATGTCCTTGTCGGCGGAGAGCGGGCGCTTCAGGACGAGGTCCTCGCACGTGTTCTTGCCGTTCGGCTCGTGCACCTCGAGCAGGTCTGGCCCGGTGCGGCTCGTGGCGACACCGACGTTCTTCTTGAACGGCCCTGCGGACGTGAAATTCTTGGAGTCGAAGCCGTCGATCTCCACCCGGAACAGACCGGGCATGTAGTTGTTACGGGGCTGTCCCACGGCGTCCTCCTAGTTAGGCGGCCAGGCTCTCGACGTAGGCCCGGGTGTCCTTGGTGATGATTTCCTCGACCTCGTTGATCGGGCGACCGAAGTTGAGGCCCACCTTGATCTTCAGCTTGCCCGCCTGGGCGACGGCCGGCGGGTTCAGCTTGGCACTGACGTCGACGAAGTAGGCCTCGCTCGCCAGATCACTGGCGAACGCGCCGTCGATGCGCTCGCGCTCGAGGAACGAGCGGATAGACCGCTCGACACGGGCACGGAGGGCCGGCGTGTTCCTGCGGTGCTTCACCCACTCGAGGTTCAGCTTCAGCGTCTCGGCGATATGCATCCGCCCGCGGCTCTCTGGGATGGACGGCCAGTTCCCGGTCTCCTTGAGCGTGTAGTGCCCGTCGACGTAGTAGCCGTACCGGCTGTGGTACCGGATGGGGTTGACCAGGACTCGGGCGAGCAACTCGCGCTTGCCCAGCCGGTTGACCTCCTCGACCTCCAGGCCGAGGCAACCCTCGATGACGCCGAAGTCGATCCCGGCGGGCGCCTCGTAGACACCGCCAATCCGCGTGTCGTCGTTGCGCGCCATCGTCCCCGCCCACCATGCGGCCGGGTCGACGTAGATGTACGTCCCGTCGCCGTAGGCGGCGGTATCGGGGTTGGCGACCTTGATGCGCGGCCAAGCAACGGCCAGCTCCTCGCTCGAGTTCACCATCGCGGTCGTGGTCTCGATGAAGGTGACCATCGCCGCCGTGGTCGCGACAGCCGAAGCCGCCGGGGTCGACAGGACACCGAAGCAGCTGCGCTCGCGATAGGTCGTGCAGTAGGTCTTGATCCCGCTGTAGATCGTCGCCGACGCCTTGCTCGGGATGACGACGATGCGCAGGTTGTCGATCGTATCGAGGCAGTAGAGCCCAGTCGGCCCTGCCGAGTCTCCGACGTAGTCGGTATCCGCGATAGCAGCGAGCCCGTCGTTGCCGCCAGTCAGGAAGCCGTGCGTGCCGTTGACCGGACGGTCTGAAAGCGGCGTACCACCGGCGTCCAGGTCGGTCGCGGTGATGAGGTTGGACCCCGTCCCGTCTGCGTTCACGATGGTCTCGACGAACCGGACATCCGTGTCGTCCATCGTCAGGCTCGTGAACGTCTCCTTGGTGACGCCCGAGACCTGGACCAGCAGGTCGAACTCCGCCGCGCGCCCCGAGGAGGCCGCCGCGACAACGGCCTTGATGCTGTTCGCATAGGCACCCTCGGTCTTGCCCTCGATCTTGAGGGTGTTGACCGCGGCCGCGTCGACACCGGTGTGGAGGTTGGTGTCGAAGGCGAACGCCGTATTCGCGGTCCCGCCGGTGACCTGGATGGTCGCGGTGGAGCCGGTATCCGTGGTCTCGATGGTCAGCGTTCCGTCGCCGTTGACCGTGGTGCTGGTCTCCGGCGCCATGTCGGCATCGATGACCGCAGCAGCCTCGGCGCCGGTGACCGCCGTGATGTCGACGCAGTCCCCGGTTCCGGCTACCGCTGCGGCGAACGTGACGTTCGTGGTGCCGCCGGATACGTTGATCGAGGACCCGGTGCCCTTGGAGTCGGACGTGATCACCACCTCGCCGGATGACGCGTCTGCGCTGGCACCGATGATCTGCGTGTTGATCTGCGAGGCGTACTCCGCCGCGCTGTAGACGCCGCCAACGCCGCCGAACGTGATGGTCTGCGACGCGCCGCCGTCGACCTCCAGGATGAGGGTCAGGCCGTCCTCGTTGGCCACGGGCCAACCGACGCCAACGTTCGTGTCCTGGTGGCCCGCCGCGGCGTTGAACGTCACGGTCGTCGCACCTGCGCCATCGATCGAGATGGTCAGGGTCTGCCCGTCAGCGAGGGTGAAGTTCTGCGCACCCACGCTCGAGACCTCGGCCGCCGTGGCGATGGTTCCCGCGTTCTGGATATTGTGGCTCGCCTTGACAGCGGTGCTGGTGCTCGGGTCGGTGATGTCGGTGTAATGCACCGTCCGCACGCCCCAGAGGATCTTGCCGCTGCCCTTGTAGAAGCCGTAGGCCCCGAGGGTCATGTCGGCGGTGCTCGTGAACCCACCGTACTCGTCGACCCACTCGGCCCAGTCCGTGGTCAGGACCGCCTCGCCGACCGTCCCCCGCTCCGCAATGCCCACAAATCCCGCAACGGCGGTAGGCAACGCAACGATGTTCACAACGGCCGGGTTTTCCTCGAGAATTACGATCTTGGCAGCAGCGGGCATCGCCTGTCCTCCTCCGCCCATCCCGGGCGTGGTTCGTTGACCGGCACCGCCCCTGTTACGGCCAGTCTATCAGCGGCGGTAGCTCGATGTCTAGCGGCGCTAGACGTCGAACCCCTCCGAAGTCACAGTCACCGGGTAGTCCTGGTCGAGCAGGCGCCAACCGCGTTCGAGCGTCGTCGCCTCTACGTCGTCCACCAGGACCCCGAGAACCCGTACGCCTGAGCGCGCCCGGTGGCGCCCATCGAGGTCCGGGTCCGTTTCAAACGAGGCGGGGGTAACCATCTGAAGCGGGTAGGTCACCGTGTCCGCCGTCGGATCGTCAGCATTCGTCGAGACCGTCAGCGACGGCAGGTCGCGCACCATCATCCGCACGTTGTGCGCCAGGGCGTGCGCCGCCACTTGCCCCCGGGTCTCGTCAGCGTAGCAGTCGATTGTGTACTCGAGGTGATACGGGATCTGGACCTGGGTGCGGATGTACTGCTCCGCGTCGCCAGGATCGTCCTCCTCTTGCTCGTGGCGTCTCCCCCACTCCGGAGCGTCTACGAGCGACGGGCCGATGACGTGGATCGCGGGGCGCTCGGCCTGGGCTACCCTGTCGGGGCTGCTCGCACCGGGTTCGTCGGGATAGTCACGCGCCACCGAGGCGAAAACCCTGGGGCTTTTGCTCGAGGACGGGAGGACGTGGCGCCGGAGGTGCTCGATGAGCGCCACAGTCACCCGGTACGTCGTGGCGCGCGTGAAGAGCCTGGCCCGCGTGTAGGTGTAGCTCCCCGACGCTGTCTCACCTGGGATCACGACACCGGCGTCGTCGAGGTTCGAGAGCTGAACGGCCACAACGACGTCCCCGGTCTCGTCGACGTCTCCGGCCCATGCCGGCACCTCGACGTGGGCCAGCGACGCCGTGACCGCGTGCGCCTCGGGGCTGGCAACCCCGTCGAACGTGACGCCGACGGTCTGCTGTGCCGGCTCGCCAGAGTGGTCGCCGACCCCCGGTGTTGGGGGGAGCCGGAAGTTGGTCCCGGCGATGAGGACGATATTCCGACCGCGCGTCAGGCCAGACGACGGAGTGATGGTGCTGATGGTCGGGACCGCCACGTTACCCCTCCAGGAAGCCGCCGGCGGCGGCGATGCGTCGGGCGAATAGGTCGCTCGCGTCCCGCTCCCACAGTATCCGCCCCGGGCGCAGGAACGGCCGCGCCGGGACCTTGCGGCGTAGGGTCTGCCCCACCTTCCACGGCGCGCCCAGGATGCCCATCATGGTTAGGAATCGCGAGAACCGCGCCATCCGCCCCGAGACGGTCACGGTGTACTGCTTCGTGCCGTACTCGTGGATGGACGCGATATTGACGAGGTCGTTGCCCTTCTTCCCCCGTGCCCCGCGGTGGACGCCGACGGTGTAGTGCAGGTTTCCCCCGCGCACAGTGATCGATCTGAGCAGGTCGCCAGAGTTGATGAGGGCCTTGCTCGACGTCGCGCCGAGGCGCGGCTTGCGGTGCTTGCGCTTGCGTCCCGCCTTGCGCGACATCCGCCAGGTGTTGCTCCCTGACGTGAACCGCCCACCTGCGCCTCGTCCTGGGGCCCGTACCAGGGCCGGGCCCGCCAGGCGATTCGGGTTGTAGGTGCGCCGCTTGGGGAGCCCGCGCATCAGGACGGTCGACGGGCGCAAGGGGAGGATCGAGTCCCCGCCCGGCACCTGGTCGCGGAGCCCGGTGACGATGATCGTGCGGAGGTCGTGCGCCGCCTGGCGCGTCGCGCGTAGAGTGGCCTGCCGAACGCGGACATCCTGCTGGTGGATGGACGCGATGGTCTGCCCCAGGTTCGGCGTGCGGATGCTGATCACCTGACATCCCTCCGCGCGCACTGCAACAGGACCAGGTTGAACTTGCGGTTTGCTCCGCGCGACGCTAGGCCGTACCCGCCGCGTGTGACACCAACGACGAACGTGCCCGGCGGATCCGGGAACGCCTCGACAAGGTCGCCAGTCGTCTCGAGGATCTTGACGAGCCGATCGCCGCGCTGGAACAGCGGGGCTCCGTTCGCATCGAACAGGCTTTGTGCCTCGAGGTCAGGCCGATGGAGGGCGACTGTGAAGTCGACCACCTCGTCCCCGCCGGCGGATGCGCCAGACGCCTGGCGTCCCCACGCTCCTCGCGCCAGCTGGCATGGGAGGGTCACCAATGGTGCCTCGCGACGCGGGACGGCGCCCTCGACAGTACCGTCGTCGTACGGCAGATACCCGCCCATCACGTGGTCATACCCGCCGGACACCTCTACTGTCGGGAACAGTAGCGTCGCGTTCAGCGTACCGCCGGTCACCTGGATCGTGCCGTCGTCGTCTGTCTCCGACGCGATGACGATGTAGGCGGACGCCGTGGCCCACGCCTCGCCACCGGCGAGTGCAGTCGACACCGCCGCCGCCACCTCGGACGCCGTGGCCGCAGCCGGATCCGCGAAGTCGCCAGTGGTCAGGGTGACTGTCTGCGCCGCTGCACCGTCTACTGCGATGAGCAGCGTCCCGGGAAGCCCAGCCGCGGCCAGGTCCCACGTCTCGCCAGTCGTCGACTGGACGCTCGCTCTGTGTGCGCGGTACGGGCTCACCGGGGCGATGACCGCCTGGAACTTTTGGATGAGGCGCCCTCGGTACGCCATGGCCTAGATGACCTCGAGGCCCAGCGGCGCCGCGTATCTGTTGAGAATCTCGCGGACCGCAGCCTCGTCGTTCCACAGGGCCTCGCCGACTGTCGAGCCGGAGGCGCTGCTCGAGGCGTACTTGACCGACTGATCCATCGTCTTTTCCTCAACGATGCGCCGCGCCAGTGCTCCGCCATCCCCGTTGTCGCTGTTCGCCGGGAACATCTTCATCATCGCCAGGCGGATCGCCGCCCACTCGATGAGCGGCGGCGTCGCCCCGTAGCTCAGCGGGACCTGCGACCCAGCGCTCGTCTCTCCGGGCTGCGTCCCCGGCGGCAACTCGGTGCACCCGAAGATGCCGACCAACTCGACAATCTTCCCCGACTCCTCGAACGCCGAGAAGCCGTAGTTCATGCGCTGGTAGCCGAACGACGTCAGGTTCAGCGCCTCGTCGAACGCGATCATCGGGTTCTCGCGGTCGTCGGGATCGGTCAGGCCGTGGGTGAGGTGGCGGTTGTAAACGTGGAGGTTGCCGACGCCCTCTGTGACGCCGTCGACGTATACCTCCATCAGGGCAACGATGGGCACCTGTACGAACAGGCGGTCCCATCCGGACCCGTCGAGGACGATCCTGCGGTAACGCGGAACGAACCACTGCCGCGTCTTCTTCTCGATGTACGCCGTCGCAAGGGCGATCCCCTGCTCTACCTGTGCGTCGGTGACATCTGTCGCGTCCCATCCTTCGTCGCGGATGTCGCTCACGGTGCAGTATCCAAACGCGGTTACGGACCCGATGGCCTGGGGCGTAGGATGCTCGGTACCGTCGCTGCTCTTCACGTATACGACGCGGTAGTCCCACGACGTGTCGCCGGCAGGGTCTTCGAATACGTACGTCTCGACGTGCGAGACGAGCGGCATCAGCTGGTCGCTGCGCATCATGGACACATAGCCGGCGCCCGGATCTCGCTCTACGCGCTGGCGATCGTAGCCGTCGGCGATGAGCGTTGCCAGCCCTGTCGGCGTCCACTGTAGATGTACGTGCGTCACGAGGTCCCCCTACTGCGGCCGATAGTCGCCCTGGCTTCTGTAGAAGGCGTCGAACTCCCCTCGGGCATCTGACCAGAACAGCTCGTCGTTCGCGTCAGAATCTACGGCCAGGAAGTCGCTGACGACGTGCGTGGCCTCGGTCGCGGTGCCGATGGTGACGCCATCGATCCACATCTCGAACTCCCCGTCCTGGCGCCGCACGATGTCGAACCGGTGCTCGGCGCTATGGGAAGCGGTGCCGCCCGTGAGGACGTCGGCTCCACCGATGATGCTGATCTTGACGCTCTCGTCCGCGCCCCAGGTCATCACGTACCCCGAGCCGGTGGTCACGTCGGGAGCGGTCGAGACGAAGGCGAAGGAGAACGTCGAGGCGTCGGCCTTCTGCGCCGTGAAGTGCCAGCCTCCGAACGCCGCGTCGGCCGTGTTGACCAGTCCCAGGATCCCCGATGGCATCGAGATGATCCCGGCCGTCTGCGTGGTGATCTTCTTCCTCTCGCCGTCCTCCTGGACCTGGTAGCTCCCCGACTCGATGCGCCAGGGGAGCGAACCACCACCGAGCAGGTCGGCAGTCTCGGTGGCCAGGGAGGGCCTACAGCCCTCGCCGGCGACGAAGCCGCCCGAGGCTATGCGCCGATAGTCCGCAGCGACCCAGGCGGCGTCCTTGGCCTCGGAGAAGAGAGCGAGCGCGGCGATCCTGCCGTCGAAGTAGTTTCCTCCGTCCCGCCCGAGATCGAGGTTGTCGACGTCGATCGCAGTGTCGCTGGTCACAACGATGTGCTGCCACTTGCGCGCGATGGCGTCGGTAGAGGCCAGGCCGTCGACGTAGATGGTGGGCGAGTTCCAGCCGGTCGCCGTCACGGTCCCGGCGCCGATCTCCACGGACGCGGACCCGTCCAGGTCGACGATGCTCTCGGTGTTCGTCTCGGGCCGCAGGATGACCACGAGGGTCTTGACGTCCTGCTCCGTGTCCCCGATGTCGACGTAGGCCGAGGCCCCGTCGAACAGGCTGTGAGGACCGCAGAGCTGGCTCTCACACGAGGAGAGGTAGCCGTTCGGCGTGCCGTCCTTCCCCGTCCCAAGCAGCTCGCGCACGGCCCCGTACTCCTGGGTCACGGTCCACGCCGCGACGAGGTCCGGGTCGCCCAAGGGCGGGAGGCAGTCGCAGGGGATGAGCCGATAGGCCCCCTCATAAAATCGCGTCATTGCGTTACTTCCCCGTAGATCTGCCGATGCTCCTGGGCCGTGAGGCGACGGTTCGTCCAGATGAGACCCTCGTAAACAGTCCCTAATCCGATCCCGCTGTTCGCCCCACCTGACCCTCCGAGTAGGCAGTTGTTGTTGTCCATTGTGACAGCCCGTGCGGCACCGAAGTGGCCAAAGAACTCGCCGTCG